GCGTTCTTCCTGCGGCTTTGCTTCAATGTTCCAGTCAGACATTAGTCAGCAGTCCTCCCTCTCTTCTTTCTGGTCTCATAAGGAGATCTAAAACCATCAACAGATTCAACCTCTCCAGCATCAAACCGTTTCGCATTTGCAATTTGTGATTTCCTCCAGAACTTTTTATGTCTTTTCATTGAAGCTTTATATTTTTCTGCTGGAGTCATTTCTTCGTTAGACATAAAACCCCCTCGGTTATTTGAGGGGATTATAGATCACTTCTGCTGCGGTGATGCTGCTATCATCCGGCGATACACATCGTAAGTTCCGAATTGTTCATCACCAGCCTCAAGCATTTCATGGGTGGGTTCTTCTGGCACCATCACCCAACCATCCGGAATCACCGGAGAGTTGCCAGTCTTCATATATCCGCTGTGCGCGTCAGCGTCATAATACAATATGCTTGGTCGCTCACTTTTCTCACCAATGAGGTAACGGACGCGATCGGCGGCATAGAGTACGCGGCCTGGGTATTCAGAACAGTCAATGGTGAACCCATTCATGCAGCGGCCTTCGCCTTTGCGATGCAGAATTGCTGTCCAGTTAGCCTTACCATTGCTCTCAGGCATTGCACCGTACCAGACTGTTAACTCAGGCTTGCCATCGGCACCCTGAAGCATGGCGGCCTGATAGCGCTCAAGTTTGACATATTCCTGCACAGACCATCCCATTACTCTACAGTCCGATGCCTCAGCAGCATCCTTTGTGAAAGTTGTCGACCTGCCGCCAGGTACGGTTACCTCGTAGAGGTCTGCTACCGGCTTAAACTGCGTGGCTGTTATGGTACCCTCATTGGCGAGGGCACCATCCGCTTCGAGCGATGCCAGCGCCAGCCTCATCGCCGCCAGCGCCATGGCCGCATCTTCGTTTACTGCTCCTGGCGTCGCATCGCGCTCTTCTTCAAGCTCAGCGATTGTCTGCTGGAGCCATTCTTTGGTTAGTTCGCTCATGGGTTAGTCCTCAACCTTTCTGCCGCACATGGGGCAATGGTTAAACTTATTGGCAAAGCCCGGATGAGGGATCGCATAATGACGCGTGCGCTCATTCCAGTCGGCGATTTTCTTTTCAAATAAGGCAACGCTTTGCTCCCAGTCGCCCTGATAAATCTTCGTCGCGCCGATCATCCCCGTTACACAGCGGAGGCATTTTTCAGCCATGTCACTCTCCTTTATCGGCTGCGGAGAACAGCACTTTGTTGTAATTGTTCTGACATTCGATATAGCCCTTCGCATAGTCCTCAGTGGCACCATAATGGCAAATCTGGAACTCCGAGAACTGCTTTACGCCACGCGCTAACGCCTGCATTTCAGCAATCCGCTTCTCTGCGGCTGTAAGTTTATCTTCGGTCTCTTTGAGCCTCTCAAGGCGAATAACCATGCCATGAATAACAACTGGCACCTGGTCATCAACGAGGTCGCAAGGTACTTTCAGAGCGCGTTTCCACTCGCGCATTAGGGCGTTGCGCTGTTCTGCAACAGCAACAATGGCTTCAAGTCGATTGATTCTGTTGTCTTTGGCTTCCAGCTCATCCAGCAGCGCGTTAGCCTCATCCTCTTTCAGCACCACCGTGTCAAAGCTTTCGGTCTGCTTTTTGATTTTTGCAATCAGAGCATGTTTGTCGATGTTGCTCATTTGGCGGCCTCCACTTCTGTTGCGGCTTTTTCCACGGCGCTTCTCACCACTGCGTTGATGGTATAGTGATCTTCAGCCGTAAGCAGATCGCCAACTTCATGCTGAACGGAATCGAGAATCTCAAACAGGTAGTTTTCAAGGCTACTGAGCATGGCATTTGCTACTAATTCACGTGTTAATTTGCTCATGACCGCACTCCTTTGCGAAGTTGCTGCGCTACCATCGCGCAGATATTTGGAGCATCTGAGAAATCATCGTCATCTGATGTAACCAACTGGCGCACGCACTCTTCGGCACCCTGCGCCCGCACTTCAGCCAGGAAAGCGTCGTGATTAGCAACCACCGGCGTGGGGTATGCTTCGGCCTTCTCGCCTCTCTGCATCCCAATTTCGAAGCAAGTGTTATCTAGATCTTCAAGAATCACAGCGCGGTCTGTAAGCACTGAACTCAACTCCGCAGCCAGCGCCGCGCATCTGGCTTCAAGTGCGGCGTAGTCTTCGTAATCAACCATATCGCCTTCAGCACTCTCTACCACGTCGCAATGGCACGCATGCTCATCACAGGCCACCCACTCATAACGTTTCACGTTCATACCCCCACCCTCCCCCAAACCATCAATACTCGCTTCATCGCCGCGCTGTTCCGGCACTCCTGAAATATTCCGTTGGTGCAGCTGCGCGCGGTGCCGTCCTGTTCTTCCGGCGTTGCCAAGCGATAAGTCACCGTTCGCCAGACCTTGCTCACCCGGACAATCTTGCGGGCCCGCTCCAGATCGATAGCGTTCTTCGTGATGCAGTTGATGGTCATGCCGCACTCTGTGGCCACATCCTTCGCGGTGAAGGTGCGGTGCGTTTCGAGATAACGCAGAATTGCCTGTTTGCCTTTCATCTCACACCATCCCGTTCGACTTGTTGCGGTTGTACTTGGCCTGAAGCAGCTGGATCGGCGTTGGCCCATGCTCTGCGGCAGGCGCTGCAATAGCCCGGCGTACCGGCGGCACTGGTTTACCCTCGGTGACGCGCTTCTCCCACATGTCCAGCAGATCGCCCGCCTCGCGAGCCAGCTCCCCATGCGTTAACTGACGCTCTGTGCTGCGGTGGCGCAGTTCTACGCAGATGTGGTACATGACCGGCTGCGACCAGGGGAATTGTTCGCTGGAGGTGAATTCGAACGAACGGTTACGCCAGTCCCAGTATTCGGCGATCACCTGGTCAACGGTTATGCCCAGCGCCCCGCCGCTCTGTTTGCACCAGGCGACAAACTGGCCCGGCGACGGCAGGAATGGACGCTCCTGGCGGCGGGCAATGCGCATACCGGCATCAACCTGAGCCATCGAGTGGATCCCGTTCTCCTGAAACGCCAGCAGCCACTGACGGCGGAATTCGTTCAGGTCGTCCTGACTGCGGAAGTTCGCCATGCTGGCCGGGAACGCGGCACGCAGCTGGTTGAACAGTCCGTTGAATACCTGCGCCACCTGCTCGACCGGAGCTCGCTCCTGGTACTGCTCTGGCAGGTTGTGGGCCATGCGACTCATCTGCTCGCGGTCATGGTTACGCATCTGCTCTGCAAGAGATTTCATCGAATCACCCCATAGGCCCAGTCAGTGTTGTTGAAGTCCAGATCCGGCTTTCCGCCTCGCTGCTCACCACCAGCACTGCGCTGCATCGTCAGCTTGTCCCACTGCTTACGCAGGCTTTCCGGGCTCAGGATGTTGGTCTGCCAGAAGTGGTGTTTGCTTGCCCAGTCGTACAGCGCGCAGATGTCCTGGTGCGACCTGTTGTCTATCTGGCGCATCAGGCGAACGGTGTTAGACCAGGAGGTCATGTCCGGGGCTTTGCAGGTTGGGTTAATCAGCTTCACCCTGGTGGAAATCCACTGGGCAGTTTTGAGGTCTTCAGCCGATCCCCACTTAGCACCGGATGGTGTGTAAATCGCAGCTTCTGGATGAGCTGATAAAAATTTCTTGAGACGTGCGTCAGAGGATTCTTCAGAATTCTCGGACGATAAGTTATTTATATTCTTGTTATTACCTTCTTGTTCATGATGTGCGGGGAATTGTGCGGCCTTATGTGCGGTATACCCATCTGAACCCGCGCCGTTACTGGCTTCATCATGTGCGCCTGTATGTGCGGCTTTATGTGCGGGTAAATCGTCCATTTTTTGAGCATATTCGACGTAGTTCGTGATGGTGATCACCCTGCCTTTTCGCTTCTCTCCTTCGATGGAAATCATCCCTTCGCGGACGAAAACAGACAGCATTCTCTCCACTGCGTCGCGGCTTGTCGGGTTGCCCTGGCGGTCACACAACTGAAGGCCTAGATCCGCAGCAGTGACGACCAGTTGACCGGGTTGCAGAGGCCATTGCTTGCCCTTGAAGAATGCCGTGTATGGCTGTCTGGCTGCGTCAATGAGCAGGTTCTCCCACAGCGCGCGCAGGAAAACATCCTTAGCCCAGGACTTCTTCTTGATGCTCCGGTACAACGGGACGTAACCAGATTTCTGGTTCTCCATCCTGTTGCTCCTTGCGGCTGAGTGCGCCGCGAAATTTGCGTAAGCGACGTTCGACACAGTTAAACCTCCTGCGCCTGGCGTTTTGGATTAGCATTTGTCATAATGACCTCGCACTTGTTATCTGCATTTGCACCTGAAAGTCGGTTCTGTTCGCGCAGACCGGCTTTCGCCATTTTTGTAGTTCTCACATAACCCCCAGCATCGACGTAACCATCGTCATCAGAGGGCCTACCTGCTCCGGCATGAGGCGGAACAGCGACGCTATACCCTCGCTTACCTCTTTCAGCTTCTGATGCTCTGGAGCGTCCAGCAGCACGGCCTGTTTAGCCTCAGCGAGTTCTTTCTCGGCTTCAGCCAGACGAGACATTTTGCAATCGGCACCGATAAGGCGAGTGCGATACTCAACAGGCAGCACGGCCATGATTGCGGGCGTCAGCTGGCGCACGTTCTCGCGGTACTGCTCGGAGTCGAAGCGATTATCCAGGAAGCGAAACAGTTTCTGGCGCGCCCGGCTGATGTCTTCCGGAAAGCTGATGGCGGTACCGCCCTGCTCCCGGTATTCGTTGATGATCAGCGCCGAAACGACGTCCTGATTGTCCAGCGCCGACGACCATGCCCGGACCGCATCGCGGATCTTTTCGTGGTCTGGCGCCGCTTTAGCTTGAGCGCGGTTTATCATCGCTCCCGGGTGTATTCCGGTATTGTGTTGATACGCAAGTGAATGCATTGCTTTCCCTTTCGTGGTTAGGGCCGCCAATCAGGCGGCATTATTTTTTGGTGGGAACAACGCATCGAGAGATGTATTGCTCCCCAGCTTATTCATCGCGTCAACCAGGCGGCGGCACGAATCCAGGTCTGGTGCTCGTATGCCAGCTTCATAGTTAGCAAGGCGGGACTGGTTCCAGCCGCACGAACCTGCTAACTCTGATTGAGTGATGCCAAGCTTCTTACGTTCGTTGGCGATATTGTTCATGCTGATCCTTTCAAGAATGGTCACTCAGCATCATTAAACACAATTCGTGATTATTAATCAACACAATTCGTGTAAAGCTTTTTAACACGGCGCGTGATACAAAATGAGAATGAATAGAATCGAAGATATAGCGGGCCGCATTAAGCGACTTCGCGAAGATAAAGGGCTGTCACAAAAGGCTCTCGCAGAGCTTTGCGGGTGGGCCTCGCAGTCACGCATAGGGAATTACGAATCAGGCACCAGGAGCGTTAGCGTTGATGATGCAACTGTAATAGCTAAGGCGCTGGGGGTTGCGCCTGCCGAGCTGCTTTTTGGCGATGACTACAAAGGCCCTTACAAGCCAGGTGATAAATACCCAGTTATAAGCAAGGTGCAGGCAGGAGCATGGTGCGAAGCTGTTGAGCCGTACACCCTTAAAGATATCGACCTTTGGCTTGAATCAGATGCTCACATTCAGGGGGAGGCGTTCTGGCTGCAGGTTGATGGTGACTCAATGACGGCGCCAGCTGGCTTGAGCATTCCTGAAGGAACCTTTGTCCTCTTCGATACTGGTCGGGAGGCGATCAACGGAAGCTTGGTAATAGCAAAGCTATCCGATTCTAACGAGGCGACTTTTAAGAAGCTGGTGATCGATGGTGGGCAGAAGTACCTGAAGGGTTTAAATCCACAGTGGCCATTGGTAGCGGTGAATGGTAACTGTCGAATTATCGGTGTTGCTGTAGAGACGAAGATGCGGCTGGTGTGAGCGGAAAGATGTTCTGGTCAGCGCATGGTTGGTGAGTAGATATTGAGCGTCTATAAGCGCTCACATGACAATAATATTCAGGATGATATCAATCAGTGGCTAAAAAAGGTGACTTTAAGCCTACTCAGAAAGAGGTTGATCAGGCCATTTCTCGTCCCAAAAAAGTAACCTTTAATGGTGTTACTTGGAATGGTAGCGAGGGCCGCACTCCGATCTGGTTTAAGCTGGATCTCAAGGCTTTTGATGATAATGGCAATCCAATAACTGGCGTAAGATTC